TTTGCTATTTCCTGAGAATATCCTAGAACACTAAACTTTAGAGAATCAACTTTCTCTGTTAGTTGACTATCTCCAAATCTACTTGCATTATTTAAAGTTAAACTTCTAACTCTTGCAGAGAATTTACCACCACTACCTCTTGGAAACGCTCTGACCTCAGTTGTATTAGAATCATAACCGATACCTGGATTTGTTACTATAGCGTCAATTACAAAACCATTCTCAACGACTGGACGAACTACAGCACCTGCACCTGTGCCTGAACCCGTAGTAATAACTCTGACATCAGGACTTGAATTATATTCTCTTCCTTGGTTTACAACTGCTACATCAATGACTCTTCCACCAACAACGATTGGTTTAAATTCAGCAAATCGACCATTTTCAATAGAAACTTTTGGTATTACTTCTTTATCTAAAATAGTTGAACCATAATTTGTACCTTCTTCATACAAATATGCACCAATTAATTCACCTGTTACAACTGGAGTAATTGTGATATCACCAGTGACAGTTGAACCATATGAAACACTAATGTTTACTTTGATATCTGGATATTTAAATATTTGGAATCCTTCACCAGAAGTTGTAAAGTTAACGTATTTACCTCTATTATAATCAGCGATAGAAGTGCCACCAATTCCAGCGTCTGCTAACTGAAATGTATCATTTGTTAATTTTTTGATATAATATGAAGAGGTTGTTGTTAATCCTTGAATAGTTGATGTTTCCGCACTATATTCTATAAGTTCTCCACTTTCAAATCCGTGATTTTTGAATGTTACTACATTTAAAGTAGTTGATATACCAATTGGTTTGACTCTTAATTTACGATGAGTGTATCCAGAACCCTCTTCTAATACTTTTACAGCAACAAGAGTATTTCTATTTTCAGTTCTAAATTTATGAATACCACTCGCTGCAGTATCTGTAGATAAACCAACTGTATTAATACCAGTTGTGCCGAATATCGCATCAACTCTTGTATTAAATAATCTAACAGTTGATGGATTAACACTTCTTACAAAGTAAGGAGCACCATCAGAGAGAGTATCATTTATTTTATTTTCTAAGTCATATGCTGTACCAATACCAATAGGAGCATTATTATTTGCACTGTAGTAAATTAATTGTCCGTCAACTAAATTATGGTTTGTTTTGAATGTAATTGTCTCATTTACAATATCTACACCACCATTGAAAAATACATCTCTACTATCAAATTCTAATTCTCTATTTCTTGTTCCTAGTATTGGTTCTAATACACAACCACTTCCATTACCTCCTGTTAAAGATATACTCGTAACCGCATCAATATCGAATGATTGAGGGTCTACAAACACATCTTTTACAGTTCCACGAAGAATTGGCTCTGCTGCAGCACCTACACCTGAACTAGTTTCAATACCGATTATAGGTGGTTTAAGCACATCATAATCACTTCCAGAGTTTAATAAGTCTATTGATTCTAGAGATCCAAAGTATATTTGATTATCAGAGATCGGTGAACGTATTTGTACACCATTTATTAACATTCCAATATCATTTGTAGGAACATCTTGTTGTGATGGTACAAACAAGTTTTGAGAAAGAGGGAATTTTCTTAAAATTTTATCTGAGTCTAATACTCTGGTGCTATGTCTTTTTAAAACAAACCTGTGTATGTCAGTGGTTGATGTAGTGGGACCAACTTGAACGGTGCTTGCTGTTCCTATTTGTGAATTTGAATTAAATATTCTTATCTTTGTTATATCTTGATTTGGATCATCAGGTATCACTGGATCTACGAAGTATGTTCTACCAGTATCCAATCCAATAAATCCGTCACCTTCTGGTTGATAAACAATTTCATCACCTTGAATAAATTTTATATTCCTTGAAAGAGGAAAATTAATAAAACTATATTTTTCATTAAGACTACTAAATCCATCTAAACCTGCAGCAGTTCCACCAACTAAAGTTTCTTCAATTATATTAGAAGTAATATTATAACTTGGTAAGGAGTTTGATGCTGCATAACCGTCAACATTACCATCAACATAAACATTTAAAGTATCTGCTACAATTTTATCATTACCTTTTTCTAAAGAAACTCCTGAACTTGAAACTTTTTCTATAACTCTGCGAATATCATACAACTGATTTGGATCTTGTGTAAAACCAGCGATGTTTGTTGCGTTTACTTGATTTAAAGTAACATCAATGCTACCAACTGTACCACCACCAACTACGGATTGTTGATTTCTTTTAAGTATTTCAAATCTATCACCAACTTTTAGTGAGGATTTGTCGATTAATGTTTTAAATTTAAATGTTGAACCACTAATTTCAACTTCAAATCTTGATCCAGTATTGTATATCCAAGAGTTAGCAAATATTTGTTTATAATTTTTACTATCATTTTCTACTTTTTCACCTATATTCTTAACAAATAAATTTTCTTGCTCATTAATTAGAGTTATATCTGTAATTGGAACTAACTCAGATAATACCCCTGTTATTCTTAAATCAACTCTTTTTGTTAAATCACCATTTTCATAACCGAATATAGTTTCATCTGCTCTTAGATCCTCTGCTGTTCCTATACCTACACCAACTCCAGTGCAACCATAGAACTGATTTAGAGATTTAGATGTATAATCTATATGTGAATTAGACCCACTTATAATTGTTCCCGTGGTTCCAAAACCTACAGTAGAATCTACATCTATTATTGATGCACCTGCTGATGCTCCTCCAACTACTTTTGTTTTACCTGGTACTGTAAATACACCTTCAATTAGATCTCTATCACTAAATCCAACAAATAAGGCAATTTTATAAAAATCTTTACCCTCTCTTTTTAATATTTCAACTTCTGAAACTGATGCATTTGTTGCTATGTCAGTTGATTTAAAAATAGTTTGACCAGTTAAATTTTGTGGTTCTCCTGTTGGTGTAATTAAATCCGCAACAATGACTTCTCTACGTATGAATTCAGCATCAGATGGTTTTATTAAATTTCCTTCAAGATCAAGTATTCTAGATTCTACACCATATAATACTTTAAATAAAATTCTTACAGATTCTTCAACACCTTTTGATTGATAGAATGATCTAGCAAACTTAACAAAGTTACCTACATCTAGTTTTTCAGATAATTCATTATCTTCTAGACCAGGTAAGAATGTTTTCTTCATTTTTTTGAAGAACTCTTGTATGAACAGAACAGATAAGTTTGTTATAGTATCTCCAGTCTCGTGTGTACCTGCAACTGTTTGATTAAATTCTAGACTTTCACGATTGATTTCTAATAATGAAGATGATATACCAACATTATAACCAGATATTCCACTAAACCCACGAATACAACCTGTAAATGTATTGGTTGTTATACCTGTATAAGATATAATTTCATCATTTATTTTAAGTAATCCATACTCCGAAGGAAAACCCTTTGTGCTTGGTACTGTAATTGTAGTGTCAGAGGAACTTACATCCGCTGTTATTGTTGTAAGACCAACTACAACTTCAGGAACTAGATTATCAACTTTAAGATAGTGATCAAAATTATTGATAATATCACTTGCTCCACCTTGAAATTCTTGAGAAATATAATATTGCTTAAAAAATTCTATTGCATTAGGAAAATCAGATACCACAAACTCTGGTAACTGATTTTCAATAATTGTATTGACTTGTATTCTTTTGTCAATGTGTGGCATAAATTATTTCCTCTCTAAATCTCCATTAGAGTAACTTGATGTATAATAATCTCTTTGGAATACAACACCTGAAACATCTTCACCTGAAGCAATTACATCCTTAATAGTATTTATTGTGCTCTTTGATACATCAAAACTTAAATATAAATCTTTTAACCCTACTACATCATTTGACTCTGGGAATGCTTGAATCTCTATAATATTATTTTGATTTACAGTGGAGGTTATGTTGATTGTGTTTAGAATTACTTCACCTTTTTTATAATCAACTATCCCTGCTTCTTTTACAATAACTCTTTGTTGATTCTTATTATTTTTAGAAACAACACTAAGTGTTCCTAAATTACTTCCATCTAAACCACCACTAGCGTTTTTGTTTGGTACATCTGTTATGTAAGCAACTTCACTAAATCCACTTATAGTAAATCCAGTGCTTTTAATATTATAACCTGCTGGATTAATATTGAATTTATTACCAAAACATAATTCATACTGTGCGAATTGATTTAATAATGCCTTTAAATCTCTTCTTATAATAACTTTTGTTATATTAGATGTTATACCATTATCAATACGATCAATTAGAGTGCTTGCTTTACTATATTTAAATCTACCACCAAACTTATTTAATTCAACATTGTGAGCATAATCATTTAATCCTCCTATAATTCTAGTTCTTAAATTAGATGCAGAAGAAATTTGAGATGGATTGTAATATACAGTAGAATCGATTTCCACATATAGTATTTTTAAATCAACTATTTCTGAATTAATACCAGCGATAGCGTAACTCTTAAGTCTATTTTTTATTTGTGATTTATCAAAGTCTGATACAAATGTACCATTTTTAGGTTTTATGCTAATCTGAACTTTACCAAATTGTGGTGGATCTAATTCCTCTCCACCGATAACTGATACTGATTCTGTTCGAGGAAAAATAGTACTAATTATAGCTTCATAATCTCTTGGTGTAACTGCTCTATATTGTGCTGAGTAAAGTCTTGGAGCAAAATACTTAATAGACGACACATCTTCAACTTCAGCACCATTAGAAGCGTTTGTAACTGTGCTTACTGATATACTATCAGAAGGAGTAAAAAATGTTCCATCGTCACTTGAGAAAGATCCTTGAAAACTAAAGTTAGAAGGACCATTACCATCTTTGCCATCAGTAACAACATATCTTGCTGTTACAATTGAACCATTTTCTAATTTACGTCCAAATAATCCATCACCAAACAGTATTTCATATTTTTCATCTTGAACCTCTTGTGCTAAGAATATTTCTGAATTTTTATCAATATTTAAAATATTATCAATCATACTATATTTTCTACCAAGATTGGCATCACTTGAACCTCTAACAAACACACGAAGCGTAGAACTATCAATGTTTGGACTATCAATTATAAACCTTTGATCAATAGATGTATCAATACGAAATACCCTTTGAAGTAGTGTGCCTTCGTGAATCGTAATTGGATCATCAAATTGTGCAAACGATGTTCCTCCTATATCAATTACTCTTGTTGAAGTTACATCATCTGGAAT